ATTGCCAGTCTAAGTTTATGGCAACTCTTAGCATGACCATAACCTTTCTTTTCTCCAATCTCCCCATGTAGTCTAGGGTCACGATAGCAATCCCCAAGGGTAGGTTCATATCCAAGCTCAAAAGCTTTAGAGATAAGAGAAGCTACCATAGATGCAAACTTCACTTGTTTTTGTCTCAATGTCATAAGAAAATACCTTCAGTCTTAGGTTTATTCTTACCTGTACCCAAAGCCTCTAGTATATTCTCTATTTCCCTTACAGATATCTTGGGCTTATTTTTTCCTTGTCCTATAAAATCTACATCCTTCCTATCAAAAAGAATAGCAGATTCTACAGGATTACCTTCTCTTGTATTAATATAAGAGATATGGTCAAATCCCTCTTTCTTTAGGATTTCCTGGATTTGTTTGTTATATTTAGTATCTAAAGCAGCTACGTAATCTAATTGAGACATACCAGGTTTAGCTATAGAGGATAATACGCCATCTTCTTTATCCCAAGCATTTTTATAATATAAGTACTTATTGGAAATCTCTATCAGTTGTTCTTTAGCTGATTTAGACAAGTTTCCTTTATTTCTCATACTATCCAAATTTGGGCCTACCCTATTCAATAAAGCTTCTACAGTTTGTGTAGGGTTCCAAGAGCCGCCAGTATCTTCTACCCAATATGGCTTTTCTACTTTAGATGCCAAAGTAAGTATTCCATTTTCATCTACAAAGCCTCTTTCTTCCCTACTAATATGTTCAGCAGCAGACCTATCTGTACCTACATGAGTACCGAACTCTTCCCCAGGATCAGCGAATCTTCTAGAAATATTCTTTGTATCAGGAGTAATTTCTTTCATAACTTTACCCAAACCTGGAATTGTCTCTGTGCCTCCAGTAGAAGTGAACCTAAAGACTTTCTGACCCCTAATTAAATTCAAAGCCCCACCGATAGGATTTAAATCCATAGCTAGATCGACAGCTTTGTCTTTCAAATCTCCACTAGGAGCACTCTCCAAATTGGGCCAAGGAGTAAGACTCAGTGCCTTCTTTTGCTCATCTTCATAATTCACAGTTTGGGTAGAAGACTTAGTATGTGTCATTTGTTGCTGATCTTGCTTCTCCTGAGCAATGCCAAGTTTCTCAGCAAACCTACTGCTAATAGGGATTCCAGCGAGGAGAGGAGATGTCATTTGTTCCATTTTTTCCATTGCTCCACAGGAAGTTTAAACCACTTCTCAAGTAAAGGAACATCTTTCAAAGCCACATCTACGTAGACTTTTTCTACAGGAGAGTACATTCTAATCTTACCATCCCCTTGGCTATAGATTACCCACTTACCATTTGGAGAAGCTTTGATTCTATCTCTATCTTGGGAGACATAAAGTGTCTTATCTCCACGACTGATAGCATCTGCTCTCTTCATAATAGCTTCTTGATTATTCATGTGTTTAAGAGGAGCAGACATAATGGATTCACCCACAACTTCTCTCTCAGCTTGATCTATAGCTTTCTTAGAGCGTTCCATCACCTCTTTGTTACTTTGTTTAGCTGCTTCAGAAAGTTTAGGTTCAGGCTTATAGATATCCTTAGCTCCAGTAATATTGATTACTGTCTTGGCTTTAGTCGGATCACCCGGCTTTACTCCTTGTTTGGTAGGAGTAGCAGTTTTTACAGGAGCAGGTTTGGGTATCTCTTGAGGAGCAGAAAGGCGCTCTTTAGCTTCTGGAGAAAGAGTAGGAATGGTGGGAGCAATAGGAGTTTGTCCAGGAAGGACCCCCTGTTCTAAGAATTGTTGATCTACTCCACCCCCTAATTCTTGCTCAAGACTCTGCATTTTCTGCATAAGAGCTTCGGCACCAACTTTATCCCCAACTTCTAAAGCTTTATTATATTCTGCTGCTATACTTTGAAGGCTTTTTAAGGTACTTGCTACATTTAATGTGGGATTACTAGTTTTGGTTTGTCCAGGTTGACTCTGCCCCATAAATATCTCTTTGAAGACAGCATTATAATCTGTTCTACCATACAGATGACTCAATGCTTTATGAGCATTGTTAATATGACCAGCAAAGGTAGTATTCAGTTTAGCTAAAGCAGCATCATCCTTCTTACTCCCAGGAGCATAAGTAAGAGTGAAATCTCCGTTAGGAAGTTGGTTCCATTCTAAGTTAACTCCTCTAGCTGCAAGAGATTCTAAACCCTCTCTCTTAGAATCTCCCTTCTGAGCATTGAACATAGCAATATCTTTATATTCTTGTGTGAGCTTAACAGCAGCTTCCCTATCTTCAGGAGAGAGTTGCTTCAGATTAGCAAGTTCATTAACACTTGCCATCTTAGCATTGAGTTCAGAAAGATACTTGAGTTTCTCAATAGGACTCTTCACAATAGTCGGATCATTAATCCCTTTAGTACTTGCTTGGATAGCTGCACCAAGTTCAGTTCCAATAGGTTTACCAGCTTTACCAGCTTCTAGAAGAGTATCAATAACAGGAATACCTGCTGTAGTTAGGTTAAGAGGAGCAACCTTTCCAAGCATACTATTAGCTGCTCCCATAACTTGTTCCATCCTTACAGGATCAGCCAGGAAACGATTCTTGGCTCCTTCGGGGAGAGCTTGTAAGAAGTTACCAAATACTTGAAGAGCATCTCTGTTCGCTACACCAGATACAATAAGCTTCTCTTGGGCAGCAACAGCACGTTGTCTAGTCTCAAGCCACTTAGTTGCTTCCTCCCCAGACTTCATATTTTGAAGTTCACCAATGAAGTTCTTAGACTCTTCTCCCATCCATTTTAGATATTCACTAACATTAGGATCAGAAATAGAAGTAGGATCAGCCCTTACAAAAGCAGAACGAGTGTCACTGACATAAGTATTCCATAGGTTTTGTAACTGCATCTTCTGCACATCCCAAGGAAGAGGCTTACCATTCTGATCTAGAGAAGTAGTAATAGCTACAGCTTTATCCTGTAAGGACATAAACGTAGCAGGACGAAGTTGTTCCATATTAGAGATAAGATTCCCTAACATACCAGGACGCATCTCTTTAATCATCTCCAATTGCTTCTTTTTGTCTTCATAGTTGGAGATAGTGATTCGTCTTTGTCTTGTCTTATCCATCCAGAGAGGATCAGTTAAAGGATCAATACCCACAGTAGCAGCATACTTAGCTTCTTGCTCTACAATCTTAGCTTGGAAGTCAGCAGTTTCTTTAGCATTCTTCTGAGCTTCTTTAATATAACCACCAAGACCTGTTAATTCTAGGTAGTTATCAGCAGTCTTTAGCAGTTCTTTTTGTAACCAAGGATTACGGCTAACATGTTCTCTTGTAGTAGAAATAATACGAGCATACAACTGATCAGCGGACATCTTGCCCTGCTTCATAGCAGAAGCATACTTATCCATCTTCTCTCTGAAGCCTCTTTCGAGGACATTCAGATCATTCACATCAGCGATGTTAGTTTCTGCACCTTTCCAGAAGCTATCAATACCCTTACTCACACCCTCTGCATCAATACCAGCTTGCACACCTTCATCATAAGCTTGATTCTGAGAGAAGAAATCTAATGTCTCTTGCTCAATAGCTCCCTCAAGCTGTGCTCCTTGATAGCCAGTGTAGGCTTCTACACCCATTTTACCCAAATCTCCAATGAGTTGAGCCATTGAATTATCTTGCACACCTGGAGAAATAAAGGGGTTAGTGCTACTTTTATTTAAGATTGGTTGAAACGTAGCCATTATTCAATCACTCCTTCAGTTCTCAGTTGGTTCAGCAATTCTTGAGCAGGTACACTACCTGTGTCTGCTAACCGTTTAACCATATTGATCTTATCAGAACTAGCCTTATCCCGGATAGTCTTGTCTAGTTGAAGCATTAGAGAGTATCCTCTAGTCTTGAATGCCATTTTATCTTCTCTTTCAAGATATTGGTTGAAGAGTTCCTGATCTTCGGGATCAAGCATTTCAACCAACTCCATGTGTTCTTTCATATACTTAATCGGGTCTTCATACGTTCCAGTTTCTCTCATAATACTTTCAAGAGTATTATGGAACATCTTAGCATCTTTCTCTAAGTCTTTGTTTCTATTACTAAGTTTCTTACTGGCATCCCAAGCTGCTCTCTCAAATTCTGTTTGAAAACCTAGTACTTTAGCTACACCAGCTTTCCAACCACCTTGCATATCCATTCTATTACCAAACTTATCAACCAATTCACCAGTTTTGATAATCTGTTGAGCTTGCATGTAATTACTGTAACCAGAGGAAAGACGTAAGACTCTTTCAGTCATAGCCATAGCTTTAGCAGGAGTGTCAATATCCTTCTTCTTACCTAACCAATTCAGATCATAATATAGTTGATTGAATCTACCAACAATATTGGTCAGAGGTACGTTCTTGTAATATCCCTCCGGGTCTTTCATAATAGACCAAAGGAATTCAATGTAGGGCAAACCATACTCAGAGACAGGGGTAAGAGAAGGACTAACAGCAAGGTCTGGTCCTTTACCAAATTGCCATTCCAGCATATTATTCCAACCCCAATCCATTAGACCACCCATTAGGGCACTCCAAGTATCTCCATCCAACTTGTCATAATACTCATCTTTAAGCCAAGCAAATCCAGCACCTAATCCAGTGCCATAAGCACCATAGAATACTGCTCTAGTAGCAAAGAGTTTACCTTTATCAGCAGCAGAAAGGTTTCTACCAGAAAGAGGTTGTAAGAACAGTTTATGGCCCACAGAAGCAAACTGGAAAGGAATAGCCAGAATACCTTTCTGGTATTCCATAGCACCAGTCTTAGTCATACTACCTGTCATACGTCTTGCTTCAATGGCAATCTGAGCTAGTACTTCTTCACTATCAACATCCAATCCTGCATTGAGAGCACGTTTTCTTGCCCACAACCAAGTACCCACCATGTTCATCAATTCACCAGCATCAAAGCCAAGTTTACCTACTTTAATAGGAGCAGTAGCAATACCCTTAGCTTTCTGTACTGCTCTTGTAGAAGCAGCAGAAGTAAGAGCATCATCAGCTTCATTAAGCATTCCATGAAGGATCATGTTACTGTCAACAGCTTGTACAATTCCAGAAGTTCTAATTTGATTGAAGATTTTCTCAAACTCTTTCTCAGAATAACCAGCCAATCTAGCATTACCAATAGCAGATTTGTTCAGGATATCCCCAACAACTCCACCAATCTTAGCTCCTGCCATTCTCATTAAGATGCCAGAATGGGTAATGGTCATATCCTTAATTGCAGAAGGTGTGACAGCACCTAGTTCAAACAACTGTTGTGATTGTACAACAAGCTGTCGAATAGGATTAGTAAATAGGAAGAGAATAGTACCAGCTTTCTGTAAAGCTCTTACCGGCCAAGCACCTTTTCTTGCACTCTCCCTTAAAATACTAGAAGCCCATTTAGACTTATCATCAAAAAGATCAGCAACACCAGATAGAACTTGTGCCCATTTTCTATCAGACCAAAGTTCTGTAATATCCGTCATATCTGAGTAGTACTTCCAGTTCTCAATAGCATTCTGGAGAGCGGTAGTTTCCTCAATAGACATCTTTTCTTTAGGGATGAAGTCAGAGAGAGTACGGGGGAATTTTCCTTCTCTCAGAAATTCACCATATTCTTTAGTAAAGGTAGTCTGAAAAGCTTCTTTCCAACCAGCCCAAGCAGTACGTTTAGAGATACTTCTCATAGACTGGATAAGAGCAACCAAGGGGTCTTCTGTCTCAGCAAGCTCACCAGTACCAGTGATAATATGATCACCCCTAGACCTAGCTCTTTGGAAAGCATCCGAGAAGGCTTTATAACTCTCCACTACAGCTTCTTCACTATCCATTCTATCAGGACGTACTGTTACCTCATCTTCAGGATGAAGTCTTTGCCATTCAGCAGCAGCTTCTCTAGCTTCCTTTTCTGTCTTAGTAGAAAGGATAGATTTACGATAATTAGCCAACTCTTTAGCATCAGTTACTTTTTGTCCATCAACTTTCAAACCCTTCTTGATAGTATCCACCCAGAAAAATTCTTTATACTGTCTAGGGAAATAACCTGTAAGATAAGGAAGAGTACGAGAAGGAAGAGGACCAAGACGCTCACCAAGAGGAAGAGCCACAGTACGATATACGTCACTACCTTCTTCAACTGCTTTATCTAGTTTGACAATAGTACGTCCTTCTAATTCTTTCATAGAACGTACACTAGAAGTTTCCATATCGAAAATCTTAGTCAGCCCTTCTTTCTCACTGTCAGGAATAATTTTAGCATATCTAGCGAGACTACCATTGGCATCATAGACAGCAGATACTCCATCCAAAGCTTTCTTTGTACGATCTAGTCTATTAGCGAAATTGTAATGAGCATCTCCCATTAATCTAGCCACCCTATAACCAGTGTACATCTCCTGTACATCAGCTACAGAATGTTTAGGATACATTTCAAGGAGTTCTTGATAGGTGAATACTTTACCACCAGAAGCAGTAGCAGTTTTACCACCTTTTACCAAGAGAGCACCAATCTCTTTACCAAATCTGTTTCTAGCTACATCAGTAAGAAGTGGTTTAATGAAGGTTTGGTCAAGAAATCTTTCAGTGAACTCAGATTTAGTGGCTCCACCATAAACCCAATTCTTCAATCTATCGTAACTACCCCAGAGCCAATTACCCGTAGCTCTAGCTTGCTTGGTTACATCAAAACCAAGAAAAGAAGTTTGAACAGCATTCTCTCCAAACATAAGAAGGTCTGTAGGATCAACTTGTCTATTCCACTTCATCTGAATAAACCATTGTCCAGGAACAAGCTCTTTAACTTCCAAGCTACTGTTAGTAGAAGTAGGAAGAATCCGCTTTTGTTTTTCCATTGCTTTAGTGGCTTCTTCTACAGAGGTGAATCCATAATCTGCTGTTTTACCAAAAGTAGCTAAACCAGAGAAACTCTTAGAAGTAGAGAGTTCATTATTAAGTTCAGCGGAGTTAAAAGTACTAGCTCCCTGATTATAGATAGGATATTCACTTTCCTTAATAAAGTTATGAATTTCATCTATATCAGCTTTAGTTGCTGTAATATCATAGAGGGCAGGATTGAACTGACTAATTTCATAACCTTCTTGAGAAGCTGCTTCATATTTAGCAACTTTCTCTTTAAGATTAGGAACTAATTCCAATCCCTGTTCATCCCATTTAGGCATATACCAATGCTGCAACACTTCTCCATGAGAAGTTCCAGCAGCTTTAGCAAGTTCTCCAGTTTCATCTAGAATAACAGAAGTCCCCAAAATACTAGCTGCTCCAGGATTAGCTGTAGCTGTAGTACCAGCAGGAGAACGAGGTTTTACTCTTAAAGAAAAGAAGTTATTGGAAGGTTTCAACCATTTAACTGTTTTAACTGGACTCTTTACCATCCAACCAATACCAACAGCATCTAAGACACCAACAATGTTACCAACACTCTCCCATAACCCTGCATCATCTCCTTCTACAGCGGCACGAACATTCTGCCATTTCTGGAAATCAAAGCCAGGAAGGTCTTGACCAATTTCAATAAGTTTTCTTACAAGTTCTTTTCTTTTCTCAAGAGGAGCAGATTGAATAGTCTTTTGAATTTCAACTAAGCTACTACCAGTACCCCATACACTGTTCTTAACCATCTCCCAAGTGGTAGATTGTCCACCTTTTACAATTCCATCATAGAGCTTGGCAATATTATAGCCAGCAAGTCCAGGAGCAAGTTCAGTGAGAATACCTAAGAAGGATGCAGTTTTACCTGAATCCAAATTAGCGTAGAATTTGTTAAGTTGTTGCTGCTCTTCCTCCTTATCCTTTTCTCTTTGGATAAGAGTACGAATAACAATGTCTTGAGCTTCTCTGTCAGAGGTTGAAGTAGCTGTATCTTTAGCAGCAGTAGAGGAAAGGTAACTATCCCTTAAATTCTTCTCCATTGTACCGGAGAGAACATACTGCTGAATAGCGGTTCTCTTGGTAGTAGGATCAAGATTCTCATCTTGGAAGATGCCAATCATTGCTTGCCTAGTGAACTTATCCTGTTCACCTTTTAACCTTTGATTTAGACTATCCAGAAGGGGACTTTGACCTTTTGTTAGAAGATCATTCTTGATTACTTGGTAATCCTCTACAGGATTCCCACCATTTAAAGAAGCTCCATAGAAAGCTTTGTCATTCACCTCATTAGGATGAGTAGTCGGGGGTTGCTCTAGAGGAGGGAAATTCTCAATGATGTCAGGCATTAGAAAACACCTTCTTTCTTCATTTGTCTGCCCCTTTGGAGAGCATCCATCCAATCATAATTACTACCACCAAAGATGCTATTCCAATCTGTTATACCTCCAGCTAATCCCCCAATAGCTTGCCAAGTAGCAGCAGAAGACTGAGCATCTACAGCACGCTGATTAGCCGCTGAAGCTTGAGCACCAAAGGTTTGCATAGTGTTAATGTTAGCAATGTTTCCGCCATACTGACTGCTAATGGAAGAGGTAGCCCCTTCTACGCCACTACCTCCCATACCCTCATTACCAGCACTAGCCAAGATTGCAGCTCTAGCCATTCGAGCTTGCCTAGCAGCTTGTACACGCTCTCTAGCAGTATTTACATCAGCTATCTTTTTCTGTGCTGCAATAGATTCTCTTTGGGCCTTAGCTGCATCTTTCTGAGCGTCTGCTTGTTTCACTGAGCTAATGACAGCAGTAGCTGCTGCAATGGAACTGCCATAAGTTGCTAGAAAAGTAGAGACAAGCTCATTAAAGCCAGGGTGCTCTAACCAAGTACGAAATTTACTAGAGCCAATCATCTGTATACTCCATTATAACTTTACCCTCAACATTACAAAGATACTTAAAACCAAACATTTCATTAAATCTTCTTGCTTTCTGAGAAGAACAAGAGGAGTATACCTTATTTAGTTTGTTCTCTTTAAGGGTTTTAATAAATAATACTAGGTACTTCTTATATAGGTCTTTAGAAAACTTCTCTAGTTCTACATGAAGAAAAGGTAGTGTTTCTAAGTAGGTTAGGCTTAGCTGCACATTCCTATCTTCATAAAGAACTTTCATACTGTACCATTTCCTGTCATGGGAATAGCCCACCCAAGAATTTTCATATTCTTACCTCTTTCACTGTGGATGTACAAACTAAGTGCTTTTCCACTACCCCTTAATTTATTCTTTGTAACTATAACCCTATCGCCTGTATTATAAGTATCCCCGACTCCAGAAGGAGTGTAATCCCTAACATATCTATAGGCTTGAAATTCCCTACCCCATTTACCACTTGCACTAGTATTTGTCCAATTCCATTGAGCTTGTACAATACAACTGCTAGGATTAGTAGCTTCTAATGGGTTACCACTAAAGCCATCCTCTGTTCTTTCAAAAAGCATAACCAAATAGGTCACTTGTTTTTTCCTAATGGTGTCCCCAAATAACTCATACCCAGGAACTATGTAAGAAGAATAATCAATCCCACCTTCAGCTATTTGCCAATCAAGGAAAGAACTATTGGTATATTTACTGATAGTAAAATAACCATTAGTAGTGAAAGTGAGAAAGGAAAACTCACTGTCTCTATTCTCAATTCCTGTAGAATCTATTTGAACCACATCACTACCAACTATAACAATATCAGTGCCTACATAGACATCTTCAACTGTAGCATTATTGATATAACTAGGTATCTCCACATAGTCAGCAATAAATACGCTATTATTTATAATTGTGTTGGTATAGAAAGCTTGCAAAGAAATATCTAGTATAAGTTCTTTGTTATATTCATCATCGGAACTCTCAGAATATAGCCATCTAACAGTATTCTCTTTTTGGTCGTAGAAGCCTTTAGCTGTCTCCCGAGCTATACTTGTTATGCTGTCGTAAAAGGTTTGTATAGTTGTTAGTGAGATATTCTGGGCCCGGAGTCTGCCACTAACTTGTTCAGGAGACAGAACAAATATACCATTCTTTGCCCAGTAGAGTATCGTATCTCCGGCTACAACAACACTATTAGCATTAGTGATGCCTATATTAGTAACTTTACTCAGTTGGTAGTCTGTAGCCTTAAATCCACTAGTACTACCATATATTTCCCAGACACCATTCTCGGCAAATACAATAAGAGAATTCTGTACAGGGACAAGTTTAATAACTTTGTTAGCTTCTACAATAGTAATTACCCCGCCATCAGTATCAATAATATCACTAATTGTTTCCGAAGTGGGATCAGCCTCTTGATAGCATATACTAAGGTCTTCTAGGGATGAAGCAGTTTTAGAAAAAAAAATGTTTCCGCTATAATTAGGACTCCTTGCATCTCCACCACTAACACTAGAAGAAACACCTGAGTAAAACACCCTACCCGCATAGGTGGCTACAGTAGAGAATTTACCCTGTTCTACATCTAGGGGTAGAGGAGAAATACCACTCTCAGTAGCTCTGGAAGTACCTCTATTAAAAACATCAAGGATAAACTTGCCCCTTGGGGCATACGCCTTATCTGTAGAGTTTTTAATGAGAAGCGCCATATCAAAATCATCTGACGTATTCTTACCTAGTGTCCAGATGTCTGCATTACTGGGATGGCCCCCTAGTGTAGAAGAATAAGGAACAGAATATGTTGAGGGCCAACCTTGATTTGAGAGATTATAGTTGTGACTAAAGGATAGCGTAGGTGGGCGAGTGTCCACATCTAGTCCATCATCAATGCCCCAAAAGTCTCTTACTTTAATATATATATTTGTTTGGGTAACAATATCAGATACACTATCATACTCTAATGCAATTGGGTAAGTCAAGTCAGAAGAAACTATAATAAGTCGGCTATTCACCACAGTAACTTCTAGGGGAGCGTTAGCTAACCCACTAATGGTAATGGCTGCACCCCCGTTCTTTAGGCTGCTACTGGGACTTGTAGCCGACATGTTGAGGAAATATAGCTTATTACTTACCCGTACAACACCAAGAGAAGCAACTCCCCCAGCGAAGTTCCACTTATAGAAACCTTTCTTAGTACCTAGAAGGGTTGCCCCCGAGACACCACTATCAGTTAGTGTATAACCATCCTCATAGTCGATACCCAACCTACGAGAGATACCCCCATCTCTCTTCAAGACAATATTATCCCCATCCATGAAAGCATTCTCTGGATAGGTTAAAGGGCTGGCCTCAGTAATTAGTCCTTTAACAAAACTATTGTATTGTTTCTCAGAAGCTACTCTGGGCATTACGTTCTTCTTAAAGAGGGAGCTACACCAATTTCAATATATTGTTTAATAGCTTGAGTTGCCCTACCCTCTGAGGTAAATACGCCTTGGAGTTCTTCAGGAACTTCCCCACCAGGGTAGAACTTAACCTTCCAACCATTCCCTTCAGGATATAGTCTGACAGTCTTACCTCTTTTAGTTTCAAAGTCAGGCATTATTTTTTCCTTGTTCTTCCATAGGAGGGGTAAGTAATTCCATTAGAGACTCTCCAAGCTTCTTGTGACATCTTACGTCTACCAGTAATAGCATACTGTTCTGCCTTTTGATCGGGAGCTTGTTTAAGTTTCAGACTACAAGCAGACTTACTTTCATTAACCAAAAGGGCAAAAGCATTGGTAGGTAGATCAGGTATAAAGCTATCGGTGAGAGTAAAGACTGGTAACCTCTTACCGTAAGCTTGTGTCTTACTGGATTGTAGTGTGCTGTCTACAGCACTGTCATAACTGTCGCAGATGATGTTATCATTGTCAAATGAAGTGTAATAAGTAGGTGCAACATTATTAAGCACATTTAGGCTCACTCCCCCAACAATAATTTGATCCACAGTAGTCTCAGAAGAATTCCGTCTACTACAAAGGTCAACAAAATCTTTCGGGATAAGGTATTTTACATCTTCATATCTATCATTAACATCTGTAGACTTTTTCTTGTTATACTTGAGCCAGGCTAACTCTTCTACATTACTTGGTAGAGTAAGGATAGTGGGCAGGCTAGAGCTACCACTAGCATCTAATGAGAAGAGGGAATATAAGTGGGGCCAATCTCTCCCATCCATAAGGTGCTCATAAACACTACGAACAATAGCTGCCACTTGAGTAGCTTCAATAGTGTCATTAATACTATTAACCTCATCACTATCTAAATCGGACAGGATGTCCTGAGTAATCTCAAGAAGGGTCATCTGTCTCATGATTTTATAACAACTTTATATGTTTCACCAGCAGTAGGAGTAATACCCACCCCAGTATTATTACTAAACGTAATAGCTAGAGTATTTGCTGCGCTAATACGAAAACCTACAATACCTAAACCAGCTTGAGCAGTAGGTTTAATTACAGAAATTGGGACATTAGAAGTAGTCAAGCCACTAATAGTGAATGTTTGTTCAGCGGTTGTATTAGCAGCAACAATAGTAGGGGACAGGGAAGGTGTATATATTACAAACATATTCTTCCAGCTACCACTAGCTGCACCATCAGCTACATATACTTGTCCCGCTGTAGCTATACTAACACCTTTAGGTTCATGCCTATCAGCATCGGGAATATTGACATGGAGGATAGTCATATTTTTCCTAAAAAGGGGGAGAAGGATTACTCCAACTCCCCCTAAACCCTGTTAAGGGAGATTACGCAGGTACAGACAAATATTGAACAACAATACGAGCTTTGCCAGCAGTAAAGGTGCCAGTGGCGGCTACCTTCAGTTGACCAGCAGAAGCTAGCTTAGATTCAGCACCAGCAGCAAAACCTGCCAGAACGTTACCTGAGTTAGTACCAGTGTGGGTAGAGGACTTAATTGCAGTGCCTACAGCAGACGAATCAATTTCCGTCAGCAACAAGGCATCCCACAATTTGTCACTACCAGTACCGATAGCCGTACCAGCAGAATCAACAAAGTCGATGTCATAGCTAGTACCCCCAGTAAAAGCAGTAATTACTTGGAAATAGGCTTCCAAAATAATACTACCAGCCGGGATAAACTTAGCCAAGCCATCATAACCATCAGCCGGAAGATTATCATAAGAGAAGGTCCAGGCAGCATATTTGATAATGTCGTCAGCAGCCTCTCCACCAAAATGTTGGTCAACATTGCGCGGACCATAAGATACAGCAACCGAACCAGCGGTATCCCCGTTAGCCGGCCAAGTACGAGTGTTAAAAGTCATTTGAAGCTCCTAATTAAAATGCAGAGGGAGAAGTGATAATAGCACCAAGCGTATCAACACGCTGGGCACCAAAGCCAAAGCGAGAAGTAACTTGGAACTTATTAGACCGAGTATCACTATCACGCCACCCTTCAGTCTTCGGGGCACGACGCCATGCGTGCATGATTGGTTTACTATTGTCATCTGCAACGGACATAAACAGATTAACAACGTCACCAACAGCAGCAGTTTCCGAAGTCAGACCATAGCTGGAAGCATTCAAAGCTTCAGTAGCAGTCTTAACTGGAAGGAAATTACTGGTATAAATATCAAAGCCCATAATGTTACGGACAAAGCGATGGCTAGAGGCAAAGCCAGTAGTCATCAGACCTTCAAACTGAGGGTTGTAGGATACAGAGTTAGTGTTGAGAATCAAATTGTTAATAGTGGCCTCAACAACTGGATCAACGATAGCAATACGGCCAGCTTGAGGTACATTTGCTTTATCAAAAGACAACTTCATGGCAACAAAATCACCAAAAGTAATCTTACGGAGGTTGCCCGAAACACTACCAACCCAACGGTGGGGTTTAGAGTTAACCAAATTAATGTTAGCTGCGGTTTGCGAAGCATTCGCAGCGTCCAAGAACTTCGTTTCAAAATACTCACCTAAAGCACGGGTAGATTCTTGAGCACGCATAGCCATCAAGGTATCAATCTGGTCCCCGTCTTCGTACAGATCATCAGAGACCTTCCAAGCATCACCAGTATAATTAGTGATAGTCAGGTTCACAACACCAGTATCAATCGGGTTGAATACCAAGGGAATATCTTCAGCAGCATCTTGCAGGGTAACAGTACCGACAGTCTTAATATTCAGCGTAGTACCAGAGCCAAAGTCAGAGACATCACGGTAGAAACCTTCGGGCAGGAGATAGTCCTGCATATTCTCCAAGATAAACTTGGAATATTGTTCTGCGTGGATAAACGCAGTAGTGTTAGTAGTAAGTTGGGACATTTTGTTTCCTTTTAAGATTTAATGGCTTCGCCAGCAGCTTTCCATGCAGCTACCAAGTCTTTGGTAGAAGCACCTACTGGTTTTACACGAATATTACTGGAAGTGGGTTGAGGTTTAAAAGCTTCAGTATTTACGCTTGAGGTGGTTTTTCCAGGTGTTTGTGACACTTGGGTAATCCCAGCTAGTTTCAATACAGCAGTAGGACTATTTGCAGCCAAGTTGTTCAAGGATGCAAGATGTAGTCCACTTTCTTCTGCTACTTTCTTATACATCTCTGGGCCCTTCTCCCCATATTGGGTATTAAAAGCAGCTATAACAGATTCCACATTCTGTTTAGCCTTTGCTTGTATCTCTCGTTGAGAGAGTACACCTTCTACTGCCTTGACAAGAGACTCACTATCAAAGGTTGCTGGAGGGGTCTTCTCCGGTAGCCCTGTAGTTTTAAGTTCGTCAAGAAGTTCTTCAGTTGATTTACGCTTTGCAAGCTCTTCCCTCAACTGCGCAGCCTCTTCTTCAAGTTTCTGAATATGAGATTGTGCGTGAGGAATACTCTTCAAAGCATCTTCTACACTTTTATACTTCTTGTCACTACCTACAAGTTCTGTCACTACTTCAGGCACTTGCTCTTCAATTTCAGGGGTCACCTGATCGAAAATGGTTTCTTCAGTCATCTTGGCCTTGGTCAGGAAGGAAATCTACTACTTTAGTTAAAGTCTTAAGTGCACCAAGTTTATAAGCTTGGTACTCAGACCAGGAGGGGAGATCAAAGCTATCATTATTAGACATTTCTCTAATTAATAATTCTCTTTGTTCTACTAAATAAGTAAGAAGAATATCTACTACATCCTTCTTACTTAAATCTTTGTATTCTTTACCTCTAAGAGTCTTCATATATATATATATTCAGTCTAGCATACTGTAAGTTATTTGTCAAGCTATTTGTGGAGACATCATATTTTCCTCTACAGGAGTAGCTGCCTCTACTTGCATATCTTGCTGAACTTGCTGTACAAGTCGTTGGGTTTCAGCCTGTTCAAAGATAGCTGCATTATCAGCAATGAAGTCCCATTGTTCAAAACCAAGGATATCTTCAACCATAGAGGCAAGTTTTTTGGCACTGATATGTGGACCAATAATTTGTCCTACAGGACTATTGAAGATACCAGAGAGGTTCTGGATGAGTTGTGCTCTGGTGGCATAATGTCTAGCACCCACAGGACGTAGTTTACCTGTAGCAGTGATGTCATCTTTAGTAATAGTGAGGAAGTCCGCAATCCCCAAGTCATCATCCATTACCCGGATTAGATCACTAGCATCCATATTACGTCTAGCTACCTCAAGCATAGAATTCAAGAGAGGTTCAAGGAACTCAATCTCAAACTTATTAACTTTATGCTGGAAGATACGTCCAGCAGCATTTTGAAGTTGTTGCACCTCAAAAGCAGTCTTCTCCCCAGGACTCCTGATACCCATAGCCTCTTTAGGGGCACCAGCCATCTCTTCCATAAGCATAAGGAGATAGTTAATCTCATTATTAACTTGGAATGCAGCAGGATTGGGGGGGAGAGTACGGACATCCCCATCTTCAGCAATATGAATATCTGCCCCAGGTTCCCAAGTAAAGGGGTCTACATCTCCTACAATAACTTTAGGAGGATGGATGGTGAGGTCTAGAGCATCTGCCTTAAGGTTCTCAAGGTGATCCAGACGATATTGCATACCAACTAGGTTATCTAGTGGCCCCATACCATAGAGATTATCTGGGCGGTCTCTCCAGCCGACATGCTCTTTAGTGTCTCTTCCCAACCAGGATGGGTTCTCCACATTGCGTAGGATATAGTTCCTATCAATGATAGTAATAATACGATTCTCCAGAAGTTCATCTTTCTCTCTGTCATAAATGTCTCCTTCAAACTCAAGGAGTTCTACATAATCAGATTGGTAGTATTCAAAAAGAGTACCAAAGCCATCTACAGTATAAGCTTCACTCTTGTTTACATCTTCCATCTTAAAGCCAGATAGACTTCTGCGAGTCTCAATAACCTTGGCAAAGGCTCCACTATCAAACATCAAGTCAGGACGAGTAACTAATTCTTTCTTCAACTCACCAATAGACTTAATATACCGAGTAAACTTAGGTGCATCTTTAAAAGACGCAGCAGTGGGGTTGAAGACAATATCATAGGGGCTAATACGTTGGATAGTTGGACCAATGTACTTTACAGTTTCCTTACCTGTGAGTTTATCAATGTATTTTTCATTCTTCCAAACTACCTCTGCAAATACATTACCATAATCAATATAGTCATACAAACACTTACTAATCTCTTGGCGAAGATTGCCTTGTCTAGCTTTATTCTTAATATACCCCTCAATAGCCTTACGCTTAGAGGAGGTTACATCATCTTGGCTATAGCCTTCCCACCGAAGCCAACTATCATTAGGAAACAAAGCATCCATGTAGTTAGCATGAAGATTATCTCTAATTTGAGTAAGCTTAGGTAGGGTGGTACTATTCTTCCAAGGCAGAGCGCTATTACTGGTGGTGGAAGTATCTGTAGCAAAGAGATAATTACGGAGTTCTCTCCACTCCGCTTCCTTTCCTTGTCTCTGAATATACCAGGAATTATAAAGAGAGGCCAACTGTCTAGCTAGGCTATCTGCATTAACAATTTCCCGAACTTGCGCGATCTTACCAGCCATCTTATTTCCTTATCTAAAAGCAGCCCCGCCAAAGCGAGAGCTAAAAATGACATTTCCTGTCGTCTGGGTCTTAAAGGTCTTACGAGGGGCTGTGGAGATAGCTATGGAATTCGCTAGTGCGTCTGCAACGTCATCATGAGGGGGGTGTGCCATGACAAGCTCTTCCTCTAGAATTTGGATGTTTCCCCCCCTGTAAAACCATATCTGCATATTGTCAAACTTTGCCTGGAGGATGGAGAGAATTCTCTCTGCCTTATCCCCCTGATTCCTATTCGGTCTAAACTCATCAACTGAAAGGGTGAGCCCTTGAGGTTTAATGTAGCTTTCCTTCAACTCCTGGACAATCATTTGTTGAGCTACTGTTACCTCACACCTAATCTTCCTAAACCCCCACTTGTACTGAGCTTTCTTAATATGTTCAAAGTATTCAGCAATACGGTTGGTTTTAAATCTATCAATATCTAGTACATAGTAGTTATACTCACTGTCAACGCCAATAACAACTAAAGCTGTATAGTCTGCTTTCTTGTTTAGGGAAAAGGCAAAGTCAATAGCAGCATAAGTGTTCAGTTTATTATCTCTGAAGTACCAATCCCCCTCTTCTGAACGAAGGTGGGTTTTATCATAGTATTGGAACTTACTACTATCTATTGGAGCACTCTCCGCACTATTAGGTTGGTTGTAATACTGAGCATAGAATTGAGTCTTATCTACATACTTAGCTTTAATACGGGCTAAAATATTCTCATCAAAACCAAAGTACTTACCATCATTTCTAATCTGCTTAGGCCAGAGGAATTCTCCCTCTTCCTCGACTACTCGTTGAAACACCTCATATACTTCATCTTCTCTAAGGACATTACCCTCTTTATCATAGACAGTTTCTTTCATCGAGAGAAGGGTATCATAGATATCCCGAGGATGATAGCGAGTACCTGTAATCCATTCTAAGGCCCCAGGATTAGCTACGGATGCTAGCTGGCTATATGCAGCAGCCACCTTCTCCCTTCCTTCCTCTGTATAAGCATTTCCAGGAACTACGATATCGTCATAGATGAGTACATCGGCATGGAAGCCAGTGACGTTAGTTGTCAGACCAGCAGCCTTAACCGTACTATCCCTAATACCCTCCAGCTTTCTCTTAGGATGGTCTACGCATATTTCAGTTACAGACCATTTCTCCCGTTTACCCTCTTCCTTATCAATCATCTCCGGCCAGTATCTCTTATACACCGGACTGTCAATAATGTTCTTGATTGCATATAGTTGCTTCTCTGCTAGGTCCGCAGTAGCAGACACATATAGAATAGTGGTATCTGGGTGTTTAGTAATATGCCAAGCAGCCCTATAAGCAATTAGCGCCGATTTCTGATGCCCACGAGGGAGAAGAACAAGCTGACTAGCCTTAGCATCTTCCCTGCTCCACCATCGGCAGACATCCTCATGCACTTGCCCTAGCAGTCTCTTAGGGGCCACTAGGCGGATAAAGGTAATTAGATCAGCCTCGGCAGCTTCTCTAATTTGATTGGTTGGGTTAGACAATTTTATACCCTTGACTTACTTCCCTTATGGAAACTTGTAGGGATAACAACTTATTTTCCAATTTGCTGCTGTATTGGTCATAGGATCGCCCCAAGACGTAGTTTCCAGTTAGCATTTGTCAGTGCGACACTGACGCCAGTGTCTTTTCTGACGACTTCAAATACTTGTGTCCAGTTTCCATACCTAACATAGATATTTGTGCTATCCCATGTAATAGCCATTCCCCTGCCAGCTACCCCTCTTGAATATTCCGACGTGGACGCTGTTATTACGTCTCCAATAGAAAACCCGTATTCCGCGGTTTCGCAGTACAAAAATGGATCAACTCGGTAAGGGGTTATTCCGAGACCATGTGCGATTGTTAGCGTTCCTGCGGATGTAATAGCTTGGTTTGATGACACAAACCTTTTCTGCGGTTTCCCAATTGTCTTCCATTCAGTCGCACTCCCCACTACCAGACATGACTCGCCGGGATTCAGCGTGATGCCAGTTGCCCCAGCTGCACCGTCGATGGTTGCAGACGCCTTGAGTGTCACCACGTATGTCGTATCACTATTCCGGGCTGCGTAGGTTAGGCCATCTGCCACCCCCGGCAACGTGGCATCAACCGCTGCTGACAGGCTGGAGAAGTCAATCAACTTTCCGCGATCTCCCACCGTAATCGAATAAGCCGCGCTCTTGGATAGCACGCCGTTGAGCGCAGCGCCCAGGGCAGTCAATGCACTTGCTTGCGTGGTCCCAGCAGTTGCGATGGCGAGCGGAAGATTACTCAAGCTAGTAATATCTGTATTTGCTCCACTCTTGGCTGCGGCAATATTACTCCTTGCGGTAGTTGCTGAAGCAGAGAGTTCTGATAGGTTATTACTAGCTACTAAATCTCCACTACCTCCACCAGAAGCCCCCCTTGCCGCAATAACCCCCCACTTTCCTGCACTGTAGTCTGTATTCAATGTGCCAGAGGTATGTGCAACTTTACAAATAAGGGTAAAACCATCATAGCTAGAGCCTGTCCCCACAGGAACATACACAAGGTCATTAGTGGTGTAGGCAGTAGAAGTAGTCCAATCATCTTCATAGACAAAACCATCACCGTTATCAGCTAAGGCATTAAGGATACGATGCCCATTCATGTCCAAATCAGCAGTCATCTGATTTGGGGTCATACCATCTCTGCTAACTGTGTTCTCTAGTGCTGCTTCGATAAGATCAAAGTTGGTATTAAGGGCAGTGTTAGAAGCAAAGCCAGATGTAATGTTATTCAATGACAGCTTAGCCATTTCAATTATTTCCTTTAACTTTACGTTTACGTCTTACTTCTTTCTGAGCATTAGTCTTGGCAGAGGTAATACGAACATTAGATTTACTGGTGCTACCACCTTTATCCAACTCTTTAATATGATCAGCCACCCGAGGATCACCAACTTTAAGGCCAGCTTCCCTACGGGCTTTGTTTCGAGCAGCACGGTCCTTTAAGCGACCATTTTTATGATCCCACTTTTTTTCCTTGGCATAGTCTCTAACAGACTTACCATTGACTTTCTTCATAAAAGGCAATCTATTGCTCCTTCAGCTCCTCCACGCCCCTAACGTGCGTGATTGTGTTGGTCTAGGGCGAGAATGGGTTGCATAGGTTATATGACAATATTGCTATCTAATCCTGATTACGCGCAACACCGCACTTATACCTTAATTATCCGAATGCGCTTGTGCGCAGACACCCCGCCATTATTCGGCGGGCATTTGTAACTGTAGCCATACGCATCACGCATCGCAACATTGCCAAGAAAATTACCTACGCTTGGCGAGTTGAATCCATAACCAGCGCCAAACTCTATGGCTTTACTTGTATTTCCGCCGCCGTCAGTCAGCGTTCCGGCCACACTGTTGGCGCCTGTGTAATCATTGTGCGTCCACGTGGCAGTAACCCCGGATGCTAAATTTATCGGAGTGGACGCTTTCATCACATTGTTTGTGATGGTATGCCCCGTGCCAGAAGTTGCGTCAATACATCTATAATCCGCGCTGCTTACAAGAGTGTTGTGGTATATGTTTGTGTTATCTGATGTTGTAGTATTGCTAAGTATGCTTATCGGTATATAGGCGGCAATAATATTATTATATATCTCATTGTTGTTTCCTCCGCGTGTGCTTATACCACCAAATGAGCTACCTCCTACCAGCATTCTATTTCTGAAGACCTTTGCGTAACCACCTTTTGCATTCGATCCTAGGCACATGCAGTATGCTGATGTGTATCTCCCGCTAGGATTGGTAAAGGTATTGTCGTACACCATCGCCTTCTTAGCAGAAGACAGGTCAACGGCGTACTCTCCCCAACCGGTGAAACTATTATTAAATATACGAAGTTGGTAGTTCCAGTCTACATCAGTTCTTGCGCTATCAGAAGAAATACACTTTTCTTCGTCCCCGGCAAAGCCGCCTGTGCCTATGATAGTGCCAAAGGTGTTGCCACTTATTATGCAATTCTTGTTTGTGGCACCAGAGTCGATATCGAGGTCTATGGCGTAGCGAACACCTGTGAAATAGTTATTTGTTATTGATATTGGTCCATTATCTAGGTTCTCCATCGTTATACCACGGCAGTTCCTACTTTCGCTACTCGCCATATAAAACTCGCAACTATCCACTGTTAAGTTTGAGGCGCCACTTGTCGCTGGATAAATCCCGTGAGAGTTGTTCGCGTTTGCCCCACGAATAACCATGTTTCTTGCCGTAAATCCAGCACCAGCAACCCTAATGATCGAAAAGCTCGATGTAGATGCACTACCATCAATTTCCGCTTTCGCTTGCACAGTCGGGTCTGCGATGATCGAAGTAGAAGCAGCCGTTACAATCTGGGCTGTTACCGGAAAAACCCCTATGCAGTAATAGTCAGTGTTAGCGCTTAGCGTACTTGGTATGGCATTAAATGCACCCGTTGCCCCCGGGGACGCGGCCAGTCCTCTCGTTGTCCCATCACCGTTCACGGCATAATTCGCATTACAGTATCTAACGGCCATTTCTTGCCCCCCCTCATCTCAACTTAGCCGTTGCGACGCATCCAGCTCCGCACGTCACCTTCCAGGGTCCTACCACTGCCGTATACCCAAGGGATAGCGTATAAAACCCAGCGGTTCCCCACCCGCCGGTCGGGTAGAGCGTATACGTCGTGCCCGATGCTCCATCCTGGATGGATAAAGTCGCGGTTGCCCCAGGGGTGTTCACGAGGAGGTCTATCTCTCCGATCACATCACCAAGCCCGGCGTTGCTCCCGTTGGCATCTGTGGTAGCTGAAGCAGGGCAGACAACCACAATCGGGTAGTACGGGCTGTCGGAAAAGGCCAGGTCCCCGTCGGGCCCCACCAGCACCGTATTGCCGGAAGTATCCTCTTGAAGGATAACTACATTTTCTAACCCGCCTGGGCCCAAACGATCATTAATAGATGTTGACATTATATTCCTTTATTAAGCACTCTTGACCGAGAGTTC